CCGGACTCCGTCGAGCGGGCATCCTCTGGACGCTGATAGTCGATATCACAGGATCGTAAACTACATCATAGCAGCCTGCAGGGAATGCGTCGATATTGCCGCTAAAATAGCTCCAGAGATCGAGATCGTCGTCCTAGAGGGTAATCACTCCTCTCACTCAGAACTCTGGTTAGCTCGCGTCCTAGAGGCTTACTACTCGAACTGCTCGAACGTAGAGATCAAGACGACTCCTAATCCTCGCAAGCATTTAATCTGGGGAGACAACCTTCTACTCTGGGCGCACGGCGACAGAATAGCGGCGCAGAAGTGGGCAATGATTATAGCGGCAGAGTTCGCTAAAGAATGGGGAGCCACAAAGTATCGACATCTGAAATGCGGACACGTTCATCATAAGAAGACGATCGCTCCTGTCGTTATAGATGAGCAGAGCGGTCTGGTCGTCGAGTATCTCGAAGCTCTCTGCGCTACAGACGCATGGCATGCCGGAGCGGGTTTTGTCGGATCCCAAAAGGGAGCAAGCGCGTTCGAGTATCATAAGACAGAGGGACTACTCACTCGACACTTTAAGACAGTATGAGAATCATCGCTTTAACCGGTGCGAAGCAGGTTGGAAAATCTACAGTCGCGGCAGCGATCGCAGACATCTTAAACGAGGAGACTCACATCATATCATTCGCAGATCCTATGAGGGCGATGCTGCAGGCGATGGGCATAAGCTCTTTCTATCTTTCTAATCAGCTATACAAAGAACGAGAGATCGACGGACTAGGAAAGAGCGCGAGATATCTCATGCAGACTCTCGGAACTGAATGGGGTCGAGGAATGATCGACGAGAATATATGGCTCTGGGCGATGAAGCATCGAGTCGAGCAAGCTCAAATGGATGGAGCGAAAGTAGTAGTCATCGACGACTGCAGATTCGACAACGAGGCGAGTTGGGTTTTGAAAGCAGGAGGAATGGTCGCGAGTCTTTTCAGAGATGGAATAGAATATGGCTCGGACTCTCATGCGAGTGAGCAACCTATAGACTCTGAAAAAGTTACTATCATCTGCGACGCCGGTGATGACTACGCGGCGGCAGAGAGGATCATAAATCATGGATCATAACTTCGAGCGGAACATCCTAATAGCGCAAGCCACAGAAGACTCTCTGGAAAAAGCTCAGTCTATTCTGTCGGAGTTCTTTCAGCACTTTGCTATAGTCGTTCAATATGAAGACGGGAGCGTCATGCACGTCTCGGACAATTCTCTAGTCGAGAAGGCTCTCTACAAGGAGGCTCTCGGAATGATAAAGGAGGAGAAGGAGTTCGAGGACTCCGACATAGAAGACTGCGAAATCGAGTGGGAAGACGAAGACGACAGCGACGATTCGTGGTCGCAGGACGGCGAGCAGTAGGCTACAAGCGGTCTAGAGAGCGATTTTACGCTCTTAAAAAAAAGTGAGAAAAAGGTGAAATAGGGTATTGACATGCCTACTCGGATAGCTTTCTATCTTCTACATCGAAGCGATTCCCGCCTCGAACCTAACACGAAAAAAACACGACAATGAAAACTCCAACCAAATTCCTCCAACTAATTAACGAAGCTCAAGACGTTGCTAACGAAAGCTCACGTCTATGGAGAGCTTGGGATGACGAAGAGAAAGAGTCGATCCGTAACGGAATCGAATACGATCATTACGATTCACAAGCCGCTCTCGCTTATCGCAATCACGACCACGCAGCCTACGCTCAAATCGAAGGTGGCAAGATCATTTGCGAAGCTACTGGTTCGTCGAACGGATGGACACGATACGGCAAGCTTTGCTTCTACTTTCTAAAAGACGGAGCAACACAACGCAATCGCTTCTCTAAAGCTAAAGCTCTCGTCGCTCTCGCGGACTAATCCTCAACCCAGTTTTCGGATCTGCTCAAAACCGAACTTTTTAACCTAATCAAAAACCTAAAAAACACGATCATGAAAGCTAAAAAACCTATTCGCCACGGACACCAAGGAAACCGCAAGATCGCTCGCGTCAAATATAAGGACAACGAGAAAGACACGCCTTGGGTTTACTCCGATCTCATGACTGAAGCACAAGCAACTCGCTTACAGTATAGGTTGCGACGCATAAATTATACCGTCCAATGGACGTGCAACGATACGGTCAATCCTATCTAACCAACAAAACATAAAAAACACGATATGAAAAATGTAAATATAACTACTGACGAAGCTACTGTTCTACAAGCTCTCGCTCAAAACTGGTATGGATGCGGCGACAATATTCCTAAGGTTCATGACGAATGCTACACTTGGTCTGAATTTATTAAATGCTGCTATCTTCTCGATGGCATGAAATTGCCTAAAGGTAAAAAGCTGTCCGGCGTTTGCTCTAGCTTGGTTCAAAAGGGACTACTCGCTCAATGGGAAGACGAAGCTCAAGCGGATAACTTCGGAGGTCGAAGCAATAAGATGATTATCAAAACTCTAATCGGACATACTGAACTCGGACTTCAAGTTTGGATCGATCAAGTTTATGGTCGTGAAAAATACGAAAAAGCTATCGCCTAATCCTCAACCCAGTTTTCGGATCTGCTCAAAACCGAACTTTTAATTTTATGAATATCATGACTCTCATTCTCGCTCTCATCGCCGTCGAATCTAATGGCAACGACAACGCCATCGGCGACGACGGTCTCGCCTACGGATGCCTACAGCTTCACGCCGCCTACGTCGCAGACGCCGCAGAGTATGCAGGCGAAGACTGGACGCATGAGGACGCCTTCGATCGCGAGACATCTATCCAGATCGTTCTCGCCTACATGGATCGCTACGCTACCGAGCGACGCATCGGAAGGACTGTGACGATCGCAGACGTAGCTCGCATCCACAACGGCGGTCTCAACGGCTACAAAAAGCAAGCCACTCTCAAATACTGGGAGAAGGTAAAGGCAGAACTAATCTCTCGCGGAGCCTTATAAGCTCTGCAATCTAACAACCCAAAAAGCATAAAAAAACATATGGCTATACTAACGGTAAAAACAGAATCCTCTAGCGGATTCACTATCGACGAGCTAGCTCCTTCCGGAGACTTCGTCGTCACATGCCTAGAGATCGCAGACGAGTTCGGCGTCACTAGGAAGAAGTATCAATCAGAGGAAGAGGAGCAGATCGATGTCACTCGCTTTCTCTTCGGCTTCAAGGCGCAGGACGGTCGTCTCTACAAGGTTCAGACCTTCGAGATGAAGATCTCCGGCTCTCCTAAGTCTACGCTCTACAAGTTCCTCTCTAGTTGGCTAGGGCAGGCTCCGGACTACGGCTGGGACTATTGCACTCTCAAGGGTCAAGGAGCGGTCGTATCGATCGAGCATGTAGTCTCTCAGATGGGAACTACATATCCGAAGATCACTCGGATCTCTCCGGCGAAGACGAGCCTCGCAGACTACTCTGCTCAGATCGTTCCCGTAGATCAGTTCGGAGCTGTCGCGGCTCCTGCGGCTCCCGTAGCTCCTGCGGCTCCTGTAGCTCTTCCTGCTAGCGTAGGTAAGGCTCTATCATCGGTAGGAGCGACAGTCGCTTCTGCTCCCGTAGCTTGGACTCCAGAGACAGGCACACAGGCAGACTGCCCGTTCTAATTTTCAGCGTCTCTGCTGATTGTTTAACATAACTTGATCGGCATCGCTTACATGCGGTGTCGATCACTTAACCCAAAAAAAATAAAATGGCTACACTAGAAAGAAAAGTCGATCTGGACGGATCGCATTGGTATACGCGCGAAGGCATCCCTGCCTACACGATTAAGAAAGCGAAGGGAGAAGGAGAGCGAAACACGACTCTCCGAGATGCTCGAAAGCATCTACTCCTCCCTTCTGTCACTACTATATTTTCGATCATGGCAAAGGCTGGACTCGATCGATGGAAGATAAGCAAAGCTATCGAAGCTACTCTCGCGACTCCTCGCGATGAAGGCGAGACAGACGCTCGCTATTTCGATCGTATCAGATCTCGAAGCTACGAGGAGACAGACAAAGCCGCAAAGCTGGGGACACTCATTCACGACGCAATAGATGCGGCGTTCGATGGCGTAGAGCCTGCCGAGGATCTGAAGCAATACGTCGAGCCGACAATGGAATATCTTCGCACTCTGAATCTTCAGAACATTGAACGCGAAGGGACTGTCGTGAATCTTAAAGAAGGCTACGCCGGTCGAGTCGATCTACTCGCTCGCTACGGCAACTCGAATATCATCATCGACTTCAAGACAAAGAAGACGAAGGAAGGAGTGAAGATCACTCCGTTCGACTTCCAAGCGACGCAGATAGCCGCTTATGCTATGGCGGCATTCGGAACTCTAGACCATTGCGTAGGAGCGAACGTCTACATCTCTACTACAGAGGTAGGACGTATCGAGACCGCGGTCTATGATGAAGATAAACTGAAAAAAGAATACCAGCTCCTCCAGCATCTCACAGGAGTCTGGAGACATCTAAAAAACTACGATCCTAGAGGATAAAATAATATGGAAACAAAACTACAAGCTGTGAATAAATTATTTAATGGATGCTGCTTTGAGGTGATGCGGGACATGCAGGAAAATAGTTTCGACGTCGTTTTTACATCTCCACCGTATAACAGGAAGCGGAATGACAAATATAATAATCACGACGATATAGTAGATGATTACTATGAGTTTTTATCAAACTCAGTTTCGGACTGCTTGCGAGTATGCAAGGGGAATGTCTTCTATAATGTCCAGAAAAACTCCTACAACAAGCAGGACGTCCATCGCTTAATGGGAGAGTTCTCTAGAGAACTTATAGAGGTCATCATCTGGCACAAGTCTAACCCTATGCCAAACGCTCACTTGATTAACGCGTATGAATACATCTTCGTCTTCTCTTCAGAGAACAAGTCTCTAAAGGCAAACGAGACCTATACGAAGAATCATTTCACGACGCCTGTTTATTCAGCAAATCCCTATAAGAATATTCACAGGGCGGTCATGAATCCAGATGCCTGTCGTTGGATATTAAAGAGCTTCGCTAAAGAAGGCGATTCTGTCCTAGATCCATTTATGGGAATGGGAACTACTGGGGC